CCGCACCCGCCGTACCCGCCGTACCACCTGTTCCGGCAACTACTCTATTTACAATACCCTGAATAGTCCGGCGAATAGTATCATCATAGAAAGCCTGCGGCGCTTTTCGTTTGGCATTCTCGGCGCTGATTTTAGGATCGTCAAATTTTGCGTAAGCCATAATATTACTCCTTTAAATTGTGAGTTGAGTTGTCCCGGTCTTCAATTCAGTTACCGTACCCGCCGGGATGTTCAGCACGGTTGGCCTATACAGTCTCAAGCCAACTCTCACTTAAGGCTGTAACGTTGCCATTTTCGACCCTTTCGTTGCACCTTTTTTTATTTCAGTATATACGAAAAGACCTTATATATCAATAACTTACTTTAATTCGTACATGCAACCTCGGCAACCGCCATCCAGGCGTCATTTAAAATAACCGTTGTTTGCATGGTTTTCCAGGAAATTGAACCTCTTTGCGCTAATGGATCAGCAATACTCGGATTAGGGTTGACCACCATGGGAGTAATCGCATATTTACCTTTGAGAGCGATAAACCCGTAAGCGTCTTTGCCGAAATACATTACCGGGTAAACATCACAGTTACCGCCGGTCGCTATCATGGTTGAAGTTGTCGCGCCCGCTCCAGGATAGGGAGTAAAGATTGTGGATTTCAGATAGCGGACATCTTCACAGGAACCAATTTCTGTTTCCCATGGAGAGACTTTTCCGTAATCCGCTACAGAAGTGAATCCCGTAAGTCCGCGTATATCGGATGTAAGGTCGACATGGGTCACACCGGCATAAGCCGGGAGGATGGATTCGGTATTGAACGACGGAGTGGATTTGACAATACTGGTTACAAATCCGGCTTCCTGACGTTCCAGTGCGCGGACAATCCGACGCTGGTCGGCGCGTGAAATGGCCGCTGCGACTAAAGTACGGGAAACAACTGAATTAGCATAGAAAACGTTGCTGCACGCCTTGAGCACATTATAACGTAATGTTTCAACTGTCTTGGCCGCCTGTTCACCGATAACGGCAATTCCTTCCTGCATAACCGGGTCTTCATGGGTATCCTGAACAACATCAGTAATACCGATTAAGCCGCCGTACTGACTTAAGGTTGCGGTTATATCTGTTGCGGTCATTTTATCGGCCACAGGAGTTACGCCTTCAGTCAATGCCGTTGTGCGAAGTCCCAGACTGTTATAACGCCTGAACTTCATAGACTGCGTTTTGTTTGCAGGTAAACTTTTAGCTTGCATCATTGTTACAAGGTTTCCCTTGGTTTATTATTTCTAACAAACTCCAACCATTACTGGCTGGTTCCGACTATCTCTTGGCTCGCTATATTGATTGCGAGTCGTCCCTATTGTTGAACGATGTTTATTGTAGCATTCACGACAAAATCTGTTTGGTTCATTTCTGCGAGCAAATGTAGTTGTAACTTCGCATCCACAGATTTCACACTTATACACTATAGGATATCCGGATAATCTTAACACTTTCCCATCATCAACTATTTTATATTCCATAGTCGGATGAATATAAGGTTTCACAATATTATAAAACGCCTCTCTATCTTTTCGTCGTAAACAGAGATGGAGATATTTGGCATTGAGTTTATTGGCTCTAAATTCAATATGAAACTTGTCGGCCAATGCCTTTGCCATTACTTCATGCTCAACCACATTAAAATTATTTGTTTCAAGTTGAGGCGTTAAATAATTCTCATGATTCTTGAGATTCCCGTCATCTTGATACCAAATCGCGAGACCAAGCGGAGTAAGACAATCCATCAGGAAACGATCTATTGTTTTTCTACCATTATGGTAAAAACGTTTCCAGAGATGAGTGTACATAGGATGAGTCTTTGTCAATACTCTAACCTTTGGATATTCTTTTCCTTCACAATGACTAAATCCATCTGTAATTCTTACGCTTGTCACGTTCTCAAGTATCCTTGCTTTCCATAGTGCATATTCTCGTTGTTTTGCGCTGTGAGCATAATCTATATGAGCATTAGAATGTGAATTAACAAACTTATGCTGGTTACCAAGATGACCATCTCCCAGTATCATTCCTATCACAGCTCCTCTAATTTCTTCATCGTTCATAGTCTGTACACCTTCCATTACGGATTGGCTCGGGATTGTCCCAATAATGGGATGTTCCCCGACTTTAAGGACTTTTTATTCGGCCAAACTATCGTCCACCGAATTTTTCCAGCACCAGATACGGCATGGCTCTTTTTAACAAATCCACCGCAACAAATGCGGCAGTTCTAGGAGTTATGTCTCCGTAAGTAGTTAAATTCATTTAATTTTCTCCTTATTTACTTATCGCCTCATCAAACGCTCCATCGAAATCATCAGATGGTTTAAGGTTTGGATTTATTGCGCCGCGTTTACTTTGCGGAGGAGTCAAGGCGGCCTTCCGGTCTTTTTTGGCCCTGTCCATTCCCACAACATTATTCTGAGGCGGATTACTGGTTACCGGGATATTACTTTCTTTATAGAAGTCGTCCAAAAGAGAAATAACTTCCCCGGCTGCTCCCGACTGGCAAACTTCCAGCATTCCCTTTTGGAGATATGCCGGTTTACTTTGAATCCATTCGATGATTTTACCATTTTCATGGTAGGTCTTATAATCAGGATAAGCCGTTTCGATTGTATTGAAGTGGTTGCTGACTGCATCCTCTTCCCGTTCCCTGGTTGTCTTTTCGACAAACTCTGCGGTCGGTTTCAACTGACTCTGGAATTCATTTTTTACTTCTTTGAGTTGTTTCTGGAATCCTTCGTTCAGTATACCGTAAATTGATTCGATTGCTTTACCGAGTCTTAAACTTTCCACTCTGGAAACTAATCCGAATTCTTCATCATACTCTTTTAACATGGCCTTTTCTTCATCATTAAGATTAAGATTTTTTAAAAGAGTTTCGACATCCAGTCCGGTTTCCACTTTTTTATTTTTATCATCAACAGGAGGAGAAGGTGGTGGAGTCTTTAACTTCTCTATCTCTGTTAAAAGTTCTGATTCGCGGGTTTGAAACTGCTGTTCTTTAGACTTGATTATCCCGTTGAGACTTTTCCATTTTTGTTCGTAATCTTCCAAAGGAGGCGGTTCAGCGGGTGTACCGGATTTTTTATCATCAACGGGAGATGGTTCATCACCTTTTGCATGAGATGGTTCCGGTTTGGTTTTACTTAAATCACCGGTATCGGGCAGACCGGAAGCAGGAACACTATCTTCACTTTTTACTTCTGCTTCATTAAATGCTTCATTAAATACTTCATTCTGTTGTGACAGAATTTCTGCGGCAGTGTTTTCATCCGGTTTTTCTTTCATAATTTTTCCCCTCATTTTTAATAAAAAAAGGTCAACAGAAAGGAAATTTAATTCCTGAATGTTGACCTTTAGTCTCGTTTATTAATTGAGATTTAAGCTTTCGCTATCTTGCCCTGCATAATTCTTTTCGCTCCCTCCAACAGTTTACAGAGTTCAATAGCTTCCTGTTTTGACATCTTTACTTCATCATTATCTTTTCCTTCTTTTCCTTCTTTTCCTTCTTCTGGTTGATGATTAAAAGTTGTTAAATCACGCTTCAAATCTTTTTCACAATGTTTCCGATTACCATATATCATAAAATTAATTCCGTTGTCAATAATTTTTCACACAGGTCTTTGCGGGTTGCCTCGCGTGATGACATCTTTTAATTCCCTGAATGCCGCAATTTTCCCCTGGTTGTGTTTAAGTTCAGATTCTTGAGCGACATCGTTTTGAATTCTGGTTAATTCAATGTATAAATCCAACAGGGCAATAACCGCATCCATTGGAGGGGTATGGTTGAACCCGTTGACTGCTGAAACTAACTCGCCTTTTTTACGCATTTTCTCCTGCATTACTTCCCTCCCCCTTTAACTAGTCCGGTTTTCGGTTTATTAACCGCCTTTTCCTTCATTTTCATACCATGTCTTGCTGTCTCTTTCTTAATCTCCAACTCAGTCTGGTGTTTTTCTTCCTTCCGGCGTTCCTCAATGGCTGTTTGGGCGGTAGACAGACCCATTTCATGATCCGATTTTGCCTTTTCTGCTTGGTGTTTGTCAACCATCAAGACGGTTTTAGTTCTCTGATCATCAGTTTTGGCCTGTTCCTGTTCTAATCTGGCCGCTTTCATTTCCGGTGACTCATTTTCAGAAATTTCGGGTGGAGTTTCCGCCTCTTTGTTGGCCTCTACATTTTTTTGTTTTGCCTTAGTTAAATTACTCATGGCCTGAGCCTTGTTTTTGGCTATTTCAGACTTCAACATTTCTTTTTCCAATACGGCCATCTCAGAATTGGACTGTTGTTCGCGGATCTTATCGGCCTCTTCCTCTGTTTTAAGATTGATATTGATATCATGGACTTTCAGACGTTCGTTCAGAAGTTCACGGCGGGGAATGTAGACCAAATCTTCAGGGGTAAGGGTAGACATGAACTGATTTATGGCCTGCATACGGATTTCTTTCATAATAAGGGAAGACACCCCACGGGCTTTTACACTATAATCACCTTTTATATCAGGTCTGGGATTAAATTCCATGTTCCAGGCGTAGAGATCCTGGATAATATGTTCTGTAAACATGTCGAAGTTCTTTACAATGTCTTTAATACTTATGGTTATGGTTGCCATTCTGCCGGAAGCAGCCTGCGCAGTTTCATTATTGACCATTTGACCGGCCAGCCAGGTAGGGAGTGTGGTTTCGATATCGGCAAATTCCATGAAGAATTTGGAAACTCCAATAAGTTCATCAATGTGGGATTCAAAACTCAGATTGCGGATAGCCGGGTATTGAGCTTCAATTCCACGGCCTTCACGATACCATATTTTACGGGGATAGAAGGATGACATATCTTGTCCGGGAGTGAGTAGTGACCAATTAATTTCTAATTGCGGGCCCGAAATTACAGCGGAATTATCAAGAACCATACGGGCCGCAGACGCAACGGCAATCTGGCTATGACGCATGACACGAGCAAGACCTTCACCGTACAAACTTGTTTCATCCTTTTCGTAATAGAACAGTTTATAGCGATTGAGAGCGCCTTCAAAAAGAGTAGCCTTGATAATTGTTTTCCCTATTACCCAGACATTTGCCGCATATTCCAGAGCCGGGTCTGATATATTGACTCCACATGCCTCAAGATCAGAACCGTCAATATATCCCCAAAATTCAAGAACTTCATATTTTTTGCCAATTTGACGGTTGGTCGCCCTGCTGGTTTCGCCGGTTGCAGTATAAGCGGTTGTTGTAGCAGTACTTTTGGCTCCGGCTTCCATTTCTATGGTTTGAAGTTGAATTTCCCAATTCTTTGCAGTGTAGTTGCCATTTGGATGTTCGGTAAGGAATTTTGTTATAATGTCACCGTAATAATCTTCACGGTCAATGAGTTCACGAATATCATGTTTGGACATGATATGACGTTCAAAACTTCCCTCTATCATGGACATTTCAGTAACCGTCATATCAGGATACCAGTCCCAGATACGAATGGCTTCAAAATAAGGAACATCCTCTGTTTCTCTGGCTTCCTGATAATCACCGTCAGGATTTGGTTCCCATTTATGCCGGGTATGTTTATTAATCATAGGACCTTTCATAATACCGGTTCCATACAATAATCCTGATTTTAATACTTTTTTGGTTTCTTCCGGGTAATCCATTTCAAGAAGCTGGTCATCGATTACTTTGGACATAGATTCGCAGGTGGCATCGGAAAAAGCTTTTATGGCCATCCGGACATCCTCGATAGACAGAGGCTGGATTTCCGGTTGTTGGCCAAGCATAGAACCAGGCATAGAACCGGGCACAAAACCAGACTGATTCTGTTGCATAGCTATTTGTGTTTCCATCATTCTCTGTTGAAGTAAACCTTGAATTATTTTCTCTATTATTTCCGGAGATATCTTTGGTTCCGGGGTCGGCTTGATTTCAAAATTCTTGTCATTCTCCGGGAACAGCATTTCATGGAGCCGGGAAAGAACGATATTGACTTTGGAACGAGTCAGCTTTGGATAGACCTTAGAAGCATTCGCTGATATTTTTACATCCGGGTCATATAGTCCTTTGTATGCGCGAAGGTCTTCCAGCCATTGTTGCTCCTTGGCGTACCGGAACCCTTCATTGGCGGCGAACTGGTTATAAAGGCGCGCGCCGAATGATACCATTATTTCTGAATTACGTTTTGATTCCTGAAACTCTGATTTTATTTCATCCATAAAAATTTTCCCCTGAGTTTTATTTCCCTCGCGCTGATTTTAATATCTACCTTTAGTATCCCCCGATTGAATTCACTGGTTTATAGTTTGTTAAATTTACTTTTGAACTTAAATCTTTCCAGCGTTTATCATGAATATCACGCTCGGCAATAAACATGCAAAGATATTCAAGAGCATCGCAATTACAAGACAAGATACCATTCGCGTAAAAAACATGATCAATGTCTACGGTAATATTATATACATCTTTTAGTTCTGGAAGTTGAGATATTTGCACAATCCTTGGCACAGGTTTTGATTTTAGAATATTTATTCGCTGTAAAGTTTTTACCACAAATAACACACGTTCTTTGAACGTTGTCTTTTCCACTGTAGTATCTATATCTGTTTTGGCAGTTTGCATTACAGAATTTCTTTCTTGACGGGAATGAAGCTTCAATATTTTTCCCGCAATACAGGCAACATGTGATATAAATTTTTCTGTCAACCCATGTTTCTTTTCCGTGTTTACTATGCCACTTGATTCCTTCAGGAGACCCATGCCAGGATTTCGCTGCTTCCCGCGCCAATTCGAGACTTTTTTTAAAATCCCAGGTTCCGTTTTTAATTCTTTCAAACAGGTGGAATCTGGAATGTTCGGAACCATGGATGGCCTCAAGATTGGAAATATCATTATTAAATACATTTCCATCAATATGGTGGATATCATATCCTTCAGGAACTTTACATTTATTATGACTTTCCCAAATAGCTCTGTGAAGATTACACGTTGACTTCCCCCAGTTTTCGACCCTGTAGTAATTACCTGACGAAAGCCGGTATTTCTTTTCTTCAAACTCAATAAACTCTGGATGCTCCATTGTAATGTCCTCCATGAATTATAATCTTGCAGGACATCACTATATCGCAAAGCATTACTCTTTGCAATACTTTTGTTTGATTTTATAAATTCATGATCTTCAGTGCATTCAATTTTCCTTTCATCTGAAAAAGTTATCTCAATAACTTTAGTTTTTTTGTGTGTCAATCCTGCTGCAATTACTTTCCGGTTTCCAAAGGGTGTAACAACAAAATCCCCCGCTCTGATTTCATCAATTCTTTTTTCACCGGTTGGTGTAAGAATCATGGTTTTTCCACTAAAACAACAATGACTCGAGAAGTTCTTCACTGGCATGATTTTGTATTCCTCGCCCATACTTCTCGGATCCTTTTCATAATGATACCCGCCGTTCATGGCTTTACGGAGATAATGGCAGTTGGGAGAAAGGATAAAAGAAGGTTCTCCCGCATACATTTTATTCAGGAAATTTTCCACAGCCGCCACCCGGGGAAGAATAGCATTGGTTGGCGCCGGAACAATATTGCGCAGACCCACTTCCGGCCCCTGAAGAACTTCAAAACAGGTGGACTCATCTGTCGGCGCACGGGCAACCCCGGATGGGTCTCCAAATCCCATAACGTTCATACCAAAGTATTTAAGACGAAGAAGCGGAAGAAGTTTATTATCACAAAATTGACGCAATCCCATACCCTCAGACACCACCTCGTCTAATATTTGAAGTTGACCCAAAGGAGTTATCTGGGCGATTATACAAGTCGGCTGTAATGCAAAATCAAATCCGCATAAAACATCTAATCCCTTTTGCGGCTCAAGTTGATGGGGCGCGACATGGATATTGTCTCTAAATGACTGGAATACCGGTTTCCCGCTGACAAGGTACCCATACTGCCCGTCAATATAGATACGTTTATACATTTCATCTTTGCCTTTGGCAAGATTGATATAATAGTTTTTCGGGAGGTGTTTTGTATTTTCCGCATGGACTGATAACCCTGATGGTTGTTTAAATATTTTCCAGCCCTCCGGTCGGATGACTTCAAAACGTTTATACAATACTGAGTCATCTGATGGAGGATTCGAGTCCATAATAATACCATACCAACTTGCCCCGCCATCTCTCCCACTAGGATACCTCCCAATTCTTCCATCCATAGCATCAATGATAGCAATAGGTATCTCGCGTGCTTCATTAAACCAAGCGCCAGTTACTTCGAGGGACAATAAATTTGAAACTTGATCCGGTCGGTCAAGAGCGCGAAACATAATTTCCAGATGGACTCCTGGAAATTTTGTTATAATATATGTATGGTCGGTAACCCTGTATTCTCCAAATAATTTAGGAGGAAACCAATCATGAAAAGTTTTTATAGTTGTATCTTTCAGCATCGAATA